AGGTACTATACAAGGTAATGACCCTATATGGACCATTATGGATAAATCTTCTCTACCTGCTAATGAATGGGGAGATAAACTATTCGAGTATATGGAAGAGAAACAAAAAGATAAGAAAGACTATGTTACTATAGAGTGTATATTGGATCCTTATACACATAAACCTATGTCTATACCTAGACCTACGTTTGTAGAGATAGATAGTTTTACAGAGTTTGAAGCAGCTTCAGTTGCTGAGATGCTATCTGGGGATTTAGATTCTAAAGATACTAATACATACGCTATGAAACAAGGTAACTTTAAAACTAAGTTCTTAAGTCAGTTACCAGGTAGATGCCCTGCATCTAGTACCTATATTACATTAACAGCTCATACTGGAGACAAGGTTAATATGGGCATGCAACCTTGGGAAGAACCTTCTAAGAAATTACAATTCCTTAAGACAGGTGATAGTATTAAATCAGTAGGCAGTAAGTTTAGTTTTCTTACTAATATAGCTTATCAAGCACATACTGGTAGCCTATTCTATAACCAAGGTACTAAAGGTCCAGAGTATCCTAAAGACCCTAATGATATTACTAAAGCAGATCTTAATAAAGTTACATTAACTACGTTAAGATCTAAATCAGGTCCATCTGGTGGTAATATAGAAGTACTTATTTCACAATCTGAAGGTGTACTACCATCTCTAACAGAGTTTCACTTCTTAAGACAGAATAAATCAGGTACACCTGGATTCGGTATAACAGGTTCTGATAGAAGCTATGCTTTAGATATATATCCAGAAGTATCACTATCTAGAACTACTGTAAGATCTAAATTAGATACTGATCCTAAACTTAGAAGAGCTGTTAATATAACAGCTGAGTTATTACAACTAGCTACATACCATAGAATGGTTATAGAGAGTGGACTTATGTGTACTCCAGCTGAACTCTATGAAGATATTAAGAAACTAGGTTATGATTGGAATATCCTATTAGATACTAGAGGATATTGGACACTTAACCAATATTCACATCCAGTACCATATCTTAATACTGTAGATCTTTTAAAAATGAGAAAAGAGCTATATAGACCATGGTGGTATGATGCTAGAGTAAAAGAGTTATCTAAGACTAGTGAGAATACTAATACTAAGAAAAAGGAGAAGTAACTTATGAATCAGTATGATGTAGAGTTTAAGAATACTTTAACGTACGAAACTATGACGCATACTGTGGAAACTGACAATATACCAGATGCTTGTAATATTGCTACTAAGCGTCTTAAGAAAACCGAAAGAAATAAATACACTATAACTAAAGTGGAGTTAATAGATAAGTTCGTTATACTATGTACTCCACTCTTTAAGACTAAGGATCTGCTATGCTAGAAAATAACATATCCACTTCAGCTGCTAATATAGTAACCGATGTTGCAGATGTTGAGATAGAACATAAAGAACCTGTTAATTGGTTCAAGAGGCAAGATAACGATATAGACTTAGTAGCACATGTTGCTAAGATAATAGAAACTAGAGTATCTACAGAAGCTAAAGATTACTTTCTAAGGAATCCTATAGTAGCTATGTGTACTAATACACACTCTCTAGTACAACGTGTGAATCTTAATAGATTCTTTATACAGATACTATTAAGAGCTAGAAGCTATTTAGAGCTAGAGAATGTTGAAATGGTATTCGCTGCTATAGATATGTCTGGTAAACATGATAAATGGATAGAGAAGATAGAAGAGGTTGTAGTACCTTACTTAGCTGCTAATAAAGTATTTGAATTATTCTTAGAAGCAGAGAAGGAAGCTAAAGCTACTCTAGAAGTTAAGTAATATAACTGATCTTTTTGTAAACGTTAATTGGCTAGACTTGAAATATAGTCTAGCTGATCCTTTTTTGCTTAATCGATGATTTTTCTAATAAGAGTTAAAGGTAACATTAGATATGAACACAAAACGTAAAGCAGTACAAGATTATATAATAAAGTATGTAGGTGCTATAGTAGCTGGTAATGAGAATACTAAACTATATCAAGATCTATTCGATAGAATGACAGATGAAGAGTTTGATAGGTTTATGGTAGGTATGAAAGAAGGTAAGATACATATCTCTATAGTAGTACCTAATGATGGTAAAACTAGAGTATCTGTAGAAAATAACTTTAGAGTAGCTAAACAGTTAGGACATGAGTTCTTTCAAAGAGTTAAGGTAACTAACCATCCAGACTATCCAGATCACATGTTACCTATAAAAGCTTTAACTATGATACTACCTATAAGAAGAGCGCAACAGTTACTATCTAAAAAGATAAGTATACCAGAACACAGTATGACTACAGATGTACTAACTGGTCAAGTAGCTGGTAAATCTAGATCTAGTAAACTAACTTATCCAGAGCAACAGATGCTTATAGCTATGGATATGAAAGATACTGCTACTGAGATGGTTAGAATACGGGGTGGAGATCTTAAAGCACAATCTGAATATGTAAGACAGTTAGCTAATAATGGTGAAGTATCCCAAAAAGATATACTAGATGTAGCTAACTTAGTTAGTAATGGTGGAGTAGTTTCTACTAGAACACTTAAGTATTACTTACAAGGTATGCATATTAAAAATACATTATAAACTATTAAGAAGAGTAAGAGAGTATAACTCTCTTACTCTTCTATATTTAAGTATTTTAACCAAGGATAGTCTGTACCATACTTAGATAGTATCTCTTCTTTAGCTGGTGTAGTAGATATACCAGTAACTAAGTTATTACCTACATTAACTAATTCTAATTTACCTATCTCCCAGTATCCTAAGTAATCTTTTACTTTATCTAATAGTTCTTGATAAGTAGCAGATGGAGTTAACATTAGTTTATTAAACTCTGGTGCTAGTTCATATCTAGGTATATTACCAATATCAGTATGCTCACCTAGTTCTGCTTTAAACTCTTCATAACTATAGCTCCTATCAAATACTCCATAGTTAACACATGGTTTATCATAGTCTCTATCTACTTCTACTATAACTAACTTATTAGCTTCAGATTCATCTGTAGATTCTATCATATCTATATAGAGTATAGGACAGTTAGCTAGTATAGCTAAACTCTCTTTATTATTACCTAACCTAGGATATTCATAGTTAGTAAACCTAATATCAGATTGTAATTTATAGTACCTATGGTTAATCATTAACCATTTGTATTGGTTACTAACAGTATCTGTATCCTTATAAGCTAATATCTTAACTAAATGATCACGTAGTGTAAATCGTTTATGATAAGGTATATTAGTCTCTAAGAATGATCTAGAGTTAAATATATAAAGTTTATAGTTATCTCGTATCCAGTGTGATAAGCGTAAGATACGTTTATCATTAACTTTAACACCAGTAGGTGAAGAATAGTGTCTTAAGAAGTAACCTAATATGCTATTCATAGTGTCATTTTCATTTAGAGTAGGTTGACCGCCACTAAGACCAGTTAAGCTAGATTCTACTCTACTACCTGCAGAGTGCTTATAGTTTGGTTTAGCAGATGCATTAGGTTCTATAGGATAGAAACTATCTTCTAAGCTAGATGTAGCTCGTATACTACCTGGTAACTGTAAGTTATCTTTTAAGTTAGCATATACTGTTATTACTTTATCTTTAGATACTTTAGAAGGTAATACTATAGTTTCACCATGTACTACATTAGGTACTGTTTTAACTACAGGACACATAGCTACCTGATCAAATGTTATCTTATTAGACTCTGGTATACTAGTACAATCATAAACATCCATATTACCATCACTATCTATAAGACCTAAGTACATAAGAGATGAAAATGTATTACCTTTCTTAGTAGTAACTACATAAGGTAACATAGCTAAACCTATGGCATCTTCTCTACCTATAGGATCTATATCTAGTTTTCTACCACGAGCTCCTATTAGAGCTCCAGTCTTATTAGTAACTACTTCTGGTGCATTATTAGCAACTTCTTTATTAACATAAGTAAGTAGCTCATTAGGATTATTTTTACCATTAGCAAATGCCATTAATCCTATCTTAACATATTTAGTATTATATACAAAATCTGTTATATCCATTACCTTATACTTATTATTAAAATCATAAGTAGCTTCATTAGCAAAGCTTATATGTTTCTCTAACATATCACCAGTAGCTTCTTCTACTAGTTTAAGTTTACCTTTAACCTCTTTAGTAGCTTCTACTTTGTTATTCATCTCTGTAGCTTCTGTAGATAACATATGTTCTACTTCTTCTACTGGAGTAAGATCTATACCTACAGTAGATAGAAAATCTGTAGATTTAAAGTTAGCATCCCAGAATGATGGTAATGTATTAAATCCATATGCAGTTACATTCTCTAACCATGGACCATCTTTTACTATAAGTTCTCCATAAGCTTTCTTATACTCTACTATAGCAGATTTAAGGTTTATAGTATTACTATGTGGAGCTATAGAGCTATCTATAGAACCTCCATCTAGTTCTGTTATTTCATTCTCTAGAGCATCTAGTTTAGCTTGTTTAACAGTAAGCCAATCATTATACCATCTATAGTCATCTAGACGGAATGATGGTATAGTTTCAAAGTCTGCAGAATATCCATAAGTGTAACCATCTTTTCTTAATTCAGAATCTTTTATTACCATATGGCCAGATATAGGTTTTAGTTTATTTATAACCATCTTAGCTCTAAGCTCTATAATATTAACATTAAGGTAATATGGATTATCCCAAGCATAAGCTTTAAGTCTAGCTATATCATATTCTAAACCATCTAGTTCTAAACCATATGTTAGTACAAAACCGTTCTTAGTAACTAATACTGTAGGGTTATTATAATAAACAGTAATATCGTCTATAACACCTGCAGATCCCATAGCCTGTAGACTATAAGAAGTTAGTTTCTTAATAATTCTTCTATACTTATCCATATTTTGAAGTAGTACATCTTCTTGGTCTAACTCTACACCTGTAAATGTTTTTATCATAGCTTTCATAGTAGCTACTATATCTGTATATTGGTTAATAGGAAATACTATACCATTCTGTTTAAGTAGTTGGTCTATAGTATACTCTTTACCATCATCACTTAGTGGGAAACTATCTGTTTTAGTAATACTACCGAATACTCTTTTAATAGCATCTGAAGTAAAGAAGTTCTGTACGTTACTAGCCATTACCCAAGCTATCTTACTAAGATCTATAGCATTATTAATAAAATCTTTAAATATACTTATAGTAGTAAATAACTCTGGTTCAGTAGGTAGATTCTCTTTAATAGCTTCTAGTACTGGTTTAGATACACCATCGTTTATAATAGCAGTATCTATTAGTTTCTGAAAGTTATCTTTATCAAAGTCACATACTCTATTATAAGTTATTTTACTTATCTTAAGATCTAAGTTATTACTAGCATATAGCATAAGCTTAATAAGCATTAGTAAACCTATCTTAGGAGTTACTGTATAGATCTTATTCTCAGTATCTACATAATCAATCTCTGCATTACCAAAAGTAGTTTTATCTTGATCTGTATATACGTTACCATCATATTGTACTTTAAGCTTATAGAGTTTATCTTTATGTAGTGCATAAGCCCAATAGTCCATAACTAAAGAGAATAGGTCTAATCCTGTTTTCTTAAGTAAGTTAGAACGATCTATATCTAATATCTTAGTCTTCTGTACAGCTAGTATGTTCTTATCAGTTTCTTCTTTAGTAACTTTCTCTATATACTTTTGGAATACTGGAGGCATATTCTTATTTACATCATCTAGACCAGTAAGCTCTCTAGATGTCATACTTATAACAGACTCTTCAGAACCATTATTAGTAAGGTAATAGTTATTAAGTTGTTTAGTTACTAACGTAGCTGAATCTCTAACATAAGATGGATTAGAAACATCAGTTTTATTATCGTGGAACTTAGGATCTGGTCTATTTAGAGTATACTCTCCAATACCTACATAGTTCATGGCGAATAACTTATTATAGACTTTCTTAAAGGTAGATTCTTTACCTACATTATGCATCATAGAGTCTAAGTTCTTATATAGCCAGAATAGAGATCTTTTATTAAGTATATTAACATCATCCCATAGGTCCATTCTAGATCTAAAGAAATGCTCTAAGTGGAAACTGTGTACTTGAAAAGTACCTATCTTCTCTAATCTTAAGTTAAATATCTTAACATATATAGCAGCATATAGATAACCCATAAGAGAAGCTATATATAGTTCATCTACTATAGAATATGGTTTTACATGGTATCTAGATAACATAGACTTAATATACTTCTCTAGCTCTTCTATTAAGTAATATTCATTCTCTTCTACTAGATCTTTATTATAAGCTAGTATAGTACCTTCTTTAGCTTCTATAGCTCTATCTATATCTACTGGAAACATACAACCATGTATATAGCGTTGGTATTCTGGATAGGTATTTATAAAGTTAGTATAGAACTTGTCCATTTTACATAGCTCTATTTTAGTCATAGGGTATCTATCTAATAGTTCTTTAGTAAGTACCTCTTCTCTTTCAGTTTCTATAACACGTATCTTAATAGGTTTATCTAGCGGATGCATTTTACCAGCTATATTAAGATAATACTTCCAAGTTTTAATATTTGCTCTAGTTGGTTTATGCTTACCTGGATCGTAACCAATAGTATTTTCAACACCTATATTTACTACCATAGGAAGCTCGTTTACCTTAATTACAAGGCTATTCGTGAGCTGCCTGATGTTAGCCATATAGCGATCTATGGTATACATCTTGAAGCCTCCTTTTTGTTTTTTATTTACTCATTGTAGAAAGGATATAATTATGGCAGATGATAAATTAATACAACCAAATATTCCAAACATAATAAATACTGCCCCACAAGTAGCTGCTGCTTTAAGCAAGCTAAATACAGGGCAATCAGCCAACAGACGTCCTTACACAGCTTATAACCAAGAGGCTGTAGTAAGATCTATCGCTAATAAGATACGTAATAATGAATCTATACTTAAACTATTACCAGATCTAAAGATATGTATACAGATTATGACATCTAGTATTATAGATCCAAATAGCATGGTTACTAGTGGATTTAACTATCAAGCACCTAGTCTTAACTTAGCTACGTCTGTTAAGTCTAGTATAATCAATACTATAAAAGAATACATAGAGAGAAACTTTCACTTAGAAGATAAACTACAAACTATACTAGAAGAAGCTCTATTTACTAAAGGTGCTTATGTAGAAGCTATCATTCCAGAAGCTTCTGTAGATAGACTCATTAACTATTCTGGTGGCTATAATGGAGTAAATAATAACTTTCAATATGTAGATAATGAAGGTAGTAGAATCAATTCAGAAGCTCTTATGCTAGCATTTAGTAAGAATAATAGTAAACCTATTTATAGTGTAAATGGAGAGTCTCTAAAGAGAGAGTATGGTGTAGTATCTGCAGATGCTAAAACAGATATAGGTAAGAAGACATTTACATTCTCAGAAGCTAATCTTAACTTAGAGATTACATCAGATTACTCTATACTTAGATCTGGTAAGAACATAAGAGATAACCTTACTGGAGATAGTAAAAAAGATAAATACACTATGAACCTAGAAGATGAACTAGGTAATGATAAGATAGAATATCTTAATAGCTTATTTAGAAATAATACTGGTAGTAAACCATCCGAAATGGAGTTTGTATTAAAAGAAGATGAAACTTTTAGAGAGTCTGTAGATACTCCATTAGTAATGAAACTACCTGTAGAATCTGTAATACCTATATACGCTGTAGGAGAACCAGAGAGACACGTAGGTTACTTCGTAGTACTAGATCAATATGGTAATCCTATTAACCTAGTAGAAGCATTAGAAGACTACGATCTTATGGCTGCTTGTGGTAATACTCAAAATCCTGTAGGTAGTGGTGATATTAAAACTAATATTATAAATAAAGCTAGATTAGGTCTATTCGGTGGTTTAGCAGATGTAACTGGTTTAGAAGGTATGGAACAACTATATAACGATATAGTAGACCATATGATCAAATCTAGATTACGTAATGGACATCTAGATGAACTAGTAGATGTAAAAGAGAGTGCTGATATATATAGAGTTATGCTAGCTAGAGCTTTACAGTCTAAAGGTACTAAACTACTATATATGCCAGTAGAGTTAGTACAATACTATGCTTTTGATTATAGAAAGAATGGTACTGGTAAATCACTATTAGAAGATCTACTAGTATTAGCATCTATGGCGGGGATGTTATTATATGCTAATGTTAAATCTAGTATACAAAATATGATACCAGTTACTGATATTACACTAGAGCTAGATGAAGATGATACTAACCCTATGGTTAGTGCTGAAAAGTATATGTCAGAAGTACTACGTACTAATAACGTAGGCTTTCCTCTAGGTACTACAGAACATACTTCATTACACAACTGGATAATAAGACAAGGTTATACTCTTAAAGTAGTATCTCCATATCTACCTAAGATGGATGTAACTAGAGATACTAGAACTGGCATAGGTGGTGATGTTATAGACTCTGGTAATGAAACTTATACTAACATAATGAATATGATATTAAAATCATTAGGTATATCTCCAGAGCTTATAGAGCAAGGTCTTAAAGAAGATTTTG